GCTAACCCCTTCGCAGAAGGACTTAATCAAGGTCTAGGTCGTCTTGCTGTTAACAGCAACGTCTACTACCGCCGTGTACAAGTGAAGAACTTGATGTGAGTTAAACTCCGACGAGTTAAACTTTACAGTAATAAGGGGGCTCCGAAAGGGGCTCCTTTTTTATGCTTCTAAATAGTACACGGTCTATTATATCATTTGCCTGTGGCTGACATTTATTATAAGCAGCTAGAGAATAGAAACTATATGAGTCCTCTTGGATTTGATTTTTCTATTGCTAGGTTTCCCAAAGTAACTTTCTTTGCGAATACTGCTTCATTACCCCAAATTAGTCTGGGTATTGCGAATCAATCAAATTATTTAAAGGCATTAGCTCAACCTGGCGATAGAGTTGAGTATGGTGAGTTACCTATACAATTCCTCATTGATGAGGATATGTTAAATTACACCCTGATTCATAATTGGATTACTGGATTAGGTTTCCCCGAGTCTTGTCAGCAGTTTATAGATATCACTACTGGTAGAGATGGTGGTAGGGATATGGAGTTACAGTATAGTGACGCATCACTACAAATACTTAACAGTAATTACAATGTAATTTCTCAAATTAAATTTTGGGACATTTTTCCAACTTCATTATCTTCTATGGACTTTACTGCCACAGATACTGATGTTAATTACTTTACAGCCAATGTGACATTTGCATTTACATATATGCAAATATTAGACAAAGATGGTCAACCTTTGTCACCTGATTATGTTGATTCTCCAAGGTTTTAATGAATTTAGAAAAAATCCAAGAAATGTGGGAAGCTGATTCTAAGATTGATATGGATAATCTTCACGATGAATCTATAAAAATTCCACAACTACATCAAAAGTATTACACACTGTATACTACAATCAAACTTTTAAGAACTAAATGTAATGATACCCTAGCAAAAACTAAGTTAGAGAGGTACAACTACTACAGCGGTAAAGCACCCGCAGAAGTATATGTTGAGGAACCTTTTCCATATAAGGTAAGGGATAAAGAGTCAATGTCTATGCATCTAAATGCTGATGATAAGCTAGCAACAATCAAACTAAAAATGGATTACTATGATGTGATGATTGCCTTTTTGGAAGACATCTTAAAGATGATTCATAATAGGGGTTATCAAGTCAAAAATAGTATTGACTTCCTCAAATTTCAATCAGGTATGGGGTTCTAATGGATAATATACCAGACTACACAGTAGATCTTACAATCGAAGATATTAGACTCATGCATCAATGTATTGAGTATCGTATTAAGTATTGGGAAGGATCTCCAGCAAGACCCCCAGAGGAGCAGGAGCATCTTTGGAAGGTCCGTGACTCCCTCTATGCGATGATGCTTGACTATACTTTTCACAATTTGTAACCTACTGAACATTGACTAAATAACTTTAGCTGATGTTTTTCTAATGTCCGACTTGATTATCAGCAAGAAGAATGAGGTATTTCTTCAAATTGATTGTGAGCCACATATTCAATATGAGTTGCGTGACGCATTCTCATTTGAGGTTCCTGGTGCTAAGTTTCATCCATCATTCCGTAAGAGGTATTGGGATGGAACAATTAATTTATTTTCTCCCCAAACTAAACAGATCTATGTTGGGTTGCTAGATCGTGTTATTGCTTTTTGTGATCAGTATGGTTACACATATGAATTCAGGGACAATAAGTTTTATGGATTACCTTATGAAGAAAATGAAGAGATCTCTCCTATTGGTGTTACTGATTGGGTTAAATCCATTACTTCTTATGTTCCCAGAGATTATCAGCTCCACGGGATCTATACCGCTCTCAAATCAAATAGGAAACTTATCGTTTCTCCAACTGCGTCTGGTAAGTCTCTAATGATCTATGCCCTAGTGGCATACTATGCTCAACGCAATGAGAATATTCTTATTGTAGTTCCTACTACATCTCTTGTAGAACAGATGTATAAGGACTTTGAGGATTATGGTTTCGATGTTGGTTCTTATTGCCATAAGATCTATGGGGGTAAGGAGCTTCATTCTGATAAGCAAGTTACTATTACTACTTGGCAATCTATCTACAAATTACCTAAGCCATTCTTCCAAAAGTTTAATGTAGTTATTGGTGATGAAGCACATAACTTTAAATCAAAAAGTCTAGTCAGCATTATGACTAAGTTATGTGACGCAAAGTATCGCTTTGGTTTCACAGGTACTCTTGATGGCACCCAAACAAATAAGCTTGTCCTAGAAGGATTGTTTGGTCCAGCATATAACACCATTAGAACAAAGGAGCTAATGGAAGCTGGTCACGTAGCTAAACTTGACATTAAAGTTTTATTATTAAAGCATGATGAGCAAAAGTTTAATAAGTATGAGGATGAGATTCAGTATCTTATAGGACACGAGAAAAGAAACAAGTTTATCAGCAATCTAGCACTGGACATTACAGGAAATACGTTGGTTTTGTTTACAAGAGTAGAAAATCACGGAAAAATACTTAATGATCTTATAAATAGTAAGAAGGAAGAAGGGCGCCACGTATTCTTTGTACATGGCGGCGTTGATGTAGAAGAAAGAGAACAAGTACGCGAAATCACAGAAAGGGAAGATAATGCGATTATTATCGCTTCCTATGGTGTATTCAGTACTGGAATTAACATAAAAAATCTACATAATGTTATATTTGCTTCCCCGTCAAAATCACGTATCAGAAATTTACAAAGTATAGGTCGTGTACTTAGGAAAGGGTCTAACAAATCAAAAGCTATGCTATATGATATAGCTGACGATACAACGAAAAATAGTAATAAAAATTACACACTTAATCATTTGATTGAGCGTATTAAGACATATAATGAAGAAAAATTCAATTATGACATAATAAACATTAATCTAAGGTAAACCCAATGGGCGACAAAATAGCAGCTATTAAATTAGTATCTGGTGAAGAAATTGTATGTACACTAGTAAAATTAGAAGATGACAGTGGATATACTGTTCTTTCTTTCAAAGATCCAGTAAGAGTTGTTTTACGGGACAGAAGAAAACCTAAAAAATATTCATTAGAACCTTGGTTATGTATTAAAAATGATACAATACACGTTATAGATGTTACTAAAATACTAACAGTATATGAAATTAGTGATGTTGATATATTAAATGATTATTCAGCATTCTTTAAAAGAAAACTTAAACTATTTTCTAAACCAAATAGATATAATGACTCTAATTCTAAAATTGGTTACATTGGTAATGTAAATGACTTTAAAAATACTCTAGAAAAACTCTATAAGGATATAGATTCTTATGAAAAACCTTAAAGACTCTTAAGTACTTAGAGTGACTTATCACCCTAGACAAGGCTGATTGTACTCCATTTTGAGACCCTTGTCAAGTCTTTAAGCAATTATATGTATTATGTGCTATAATGTACCTAAAGCAGTAGAAGTGCTATGCCTAAAGCTAAGACAGAACATTACGTTAACAATAGAGACTTTCTTGATGCTTTAATTGAGTACCGAGAGAGCGTAGCTGAAGCTGCTGCTAATGATCTTCCCAAACCAAGAATTACCAATTACATTGGATCTTGCTTTCTCAAGATTGCTACTCACCTTAGCTATAAGTCCAACTTCGTAAACTATATGTACCGTGAGGATATGATCTCCGATGGTATTGAGAACTGCGTACAGTACATCCATAACTTTGACCCAGCTAAGTCAAAGAATCCATTCGCATACTTCACTCAGATTAGCTACTTTGCATTCCTACGCCGTATTCAGAGAGAGAAAAGACAGCTTGATATTAAAACAAAGATTGTAGAAAAGAGTGGATTTGAAGCACTAATGACTTCTGATGCCAATCTAACCAACGAATATCGTAACGATTACAACGCAATCAAAGAAAACATCATTACCAAGCTTAACTCATGAGTCTAGTTGCTATTATCACCGACACCCACTATGGGGCTCGTAAAGGTGCTGACTATCTACATTCCCATTTTGAAAAGTTCTACTCAGAAGTATTCTTCCCAACTATCAAGGCACGTGGGGTAAAAACTATCCTTCACTTAGGTGATGCCTTTGATAGTAGGAAGTCTATTGAGTATAATTCCTTACAGTGGACCAAGCGTGTAGTCTTTGAACCAATGAAAGACTACGATGTTCATATGGTTGTAGGAAACCACGACTGTTATTTCAAGTCAACGAATAGGACCAACTCTCCTGATCTTCTTCTACAAGATTATGGGAATGTAAAAACCTACTCAGATCCCACTGAAATTACAGTAGATGGTGAAAAGATTCTAATGTTGCCTTGGATATGTGACGAGAATGTTACTAGAACCAAGGAAATGATTACCAATAGTGAAGCAAAGTATGCTATGGGTCACTTAGAACTCGGTGGCTTTGAGGCATATCGCGGTCATAAGTTTGAAGATGATAAGGGGCTAGTAAAGCCTTCTGAGTTTAGTAAGTTTGATAAAGTATTATCAGGTCACTTCCACACAAGATCCGATGACGGTCAAATCTTTTATATGGGTAATCCCTATGAGATGTATTGGAATGATGTAAATGATGCCCGTGGTTTTGTTTTATTTGATACAGAAACAGGTGAGATTGAGTATGTAAACAATCCAAACACACTATTCGCAATCGTATATTACGAGGATACAAAGCATCAACTATTCAATGCTACTGAGTATCGGGGTAAGATTGTAAAGGTTGTTGTTCGTAAGAAGACCAAACAGAAAGACTTTGATAAGTTCCTAGACAAGCTATTCAATGTTGGTCTGATTGATATGAAGGTCGTTGAGAACTTCAACGTACAAGAAACAGAGGACTTTGATGCTAGTGATGCTGAAGAGAATACCTTATCAATCTTAAACCGTTATGTTGATGAAGCTGACTTTGATGAGAGCTCACTGGATAAGAATTCTATTAAATCACTATTATCTGAAATTTATATGGAAGCCTGTGAAGTATGAAACCAGACGATCAGCAATGTTACTTACTAACAATAAAAAACTCTGAAGGAGAGACTCACATTTATTCTTTAAGGGATGAAGGTGTAGAACCAGAAATTTTAATATTTGAGAATGAGGATGATGCTGAAAGATATGTCCAAATGTTGGAGCGGGATGAAGAGTATCTAGTAGGAGATACGCTGAAGATGGTTGTTTCTGAAGTTAACTTTAACAATGTTCTTGAAATATTAAAAGTTAAAGATCGTAGTTATATATTGGTAAAGAAAGAAGAACTTTTTATTCCACCCTCAACAGATAAATAAATCTGTGCTATAATGGAGCTAATAATGTTAGTATCCTGTGTTAGTTTTCCAAAAGCTTCGCTATAAGAACTTTCTTTCCTCTGGGGATTCCTTCACTGAGATTGATTTTCTAGCAAATAATACAAATCTAATTATCGGTAGCAATGGCTCTGGTAAGTCAACCATCCTGGATGCTTTGACTTTTGTATTGTTTAACAAGCCATTTCGTAAGATTAACAAACCCCAGTTGGTAAATAGTGTAATTGAAAAGAACTGTCTTGTAGAGATTGAGTTTAGTAACAACAACCGCCAGTATTTAGTTAGACGTGGTATTAAGCCCAACGTATTTGATATTGAAGTTGATGGAAAGCTTCTTGAAAAAAGGGGTGATGACCGAGATAATCAAGTCACACTAGAAGAGAACATTCTTAAAGTTAATTATAAGTCCTTTACCCAGATTGTAATCCTTGGAAGCTCTACTTTTGTTCCTTTTATGCAGCTATCGGCTGCTCACCGTCGCGAGGTTATTGAAGACCTACTAGACATCCGTGTCTTTAGTTCAATGTCTTCAATTGTAAAGGACCGTGTTCGTACTGTCCGCGATCAATTAAAGATCCTTGAGTTGAAGAAATCCTCTCTTAAAGAGAAGGGTGAGATGCAAGCTAAATTTATTGATGATATCACAAAACGTGGTGAGGCAAATATCAATAAAAAGAATGAGTCTGTTAAGGAGCATTTGATTGAGCAGCAACAACTACAGGAATCTAATATTGATGTTCTAGGTAAGATTGAGCAGCTTAATGCTGAGCTAGAAGAACTAAAGGGGGCTGGAGATAAGCTTCGTGAGCTTGGCGGACTGAAGGGTAAGATCCAGCAAAAGATTACTACCCTGTCCAAAAACCATAAGTTCTTTAATGATAATAAAACTTGTCCCACTTGTACTCAGGATATTGATGAGGATCTACGTCAAACTAAACTAACGGAGCTTGGTATAGATGCTAAAAAACTCAAAGCTGGATACCAGGAGTTGGAAGGTGCTATTGAAAAGGAAGAAATCAGAGAAAGCAACTTTAATAATATCTCTGGTCAAGTATTAGAATTAAATAAAACATTAGCTTCAAGTAATTCTGATATTTCTAATATCAATAAGACTATTACCAACTTACAGTCTGAAGTATCTGCGATTAGAGAGTCTATTGACAATCAAGCAGAATCTAAAGAGAACCTCAACTCAATTATCAAAAAGCTAAAGAGTAGCGTTGATGAGATATCTGATTTGAAGGTTGAGATGGAGAAGCACCAGTTTGTAAACAATCTACTTAAGGATGGTGGAGTTAAGGCTAGTATCATTAAGAAGTACATCCCACTTATTAACAAGCACGTTAATAAGTATCTTCAGATGATGGAGTTCTACAT